GGTATTAAACTGTTCATCGTTCAATAATGCCTTAGCTGAAGACATATCGCTTCTCATACTTTTGAATACTTCTCTTTCGTTCTCGTTTACGATTTGGGATAAAATGTGTTCGTTCACCATAAAAATCAGGTCTCCTTATAATTTTCTTGTTCCATCAGGATTTCTGCCTAATGCAGTGTAAATGTTAATTGGTTTAGCCTTTTGGGCTTCGATGTTGTCGTGGACTGGCTCTGCCTTGGACTCTGCTTTCTCTGCCACAACTTCCTCTTCCTCTTCCTCTTCTTCTTCTTCAACTTCAACCTCTTCGGCAGGTTCTTCTTCTTCAGTAGCCTCTTCTTCAGTTTCAGCTTTTTCTGCAACCTCTACTGCTTCTTCTACTGGGGTTAATGCTTCGGTTAAAGTTTGTTTAAATTCTTCTTGCATGGATTTCAATGCTTCGGAAAACTCGGTTTTCATCGCTTCGATTTGTCCTTTAAGGTCGGACACTTCGGATTTTAATGCGATTACTTCTGCTTCCTCGGTCATTCCCATTGCAGTCAAGATTTTGGATTTTAAACTAATATCTTCTTCCATATTATCTAACTCGCAAAATTGTGATTCGTGTAAGCAAGGTTGCCTTGTCAAGCTTACACTTAATACTACTGGGTCAGGCACATCCTTAATCAAGGAATTGCCCATACTGGATATTTGGTTCTTGCAAGCACAATCATCCTCTTTACCACTTTTTAATGCAGCCAAATACTTGTCGGCTGATTCTCTTGGTAGGATGCTTGGTGAATAGCCAGTATAATAACCTTTCATTGCCTCGGAGATAGCCTCGTCATCGGTCAAATGAGTAGTCAATAACCAAGTACCAACCGGATAAGTCTTGTCGGTACCATCGTATAATGTGAATGTAGTATCATGATCTAAAATTGTTGAATTATGTGGTTCTCCTATCTTCCGTCCATCACGGGTTAGTCCGTGTTCGTGGTCTACGAATCCGTACTTGTCATATGATTCTTTGAATGCTCGGACTTGCGATTCGGTTAATGGGGTCTCCCCATTCTCGTAATCGCAATCCTTTGCTCCAGGGATTAGTACTGGTGCGGTTAATAGGATTGTACCATCATCTAAAGTGTTAATGTATGTCATAAGTATCAATTATTTTATTTTGATAAGGTCTGATTCTCGGAATTGTTCCATTGGTGGTGCGGTGTAACCATAAGGCATATTATATGGGGCATGAGCGCAACGGCAATTAATCCATTCCACTAATTCCCCATCAGTATCTCCAGGATATTTTAAACCATTGCTATGTGTATCTCCTATCCTGATTATTTCTCCATCCAGTTCTACATGGTCTGCTTGGTCTGTCTCTTTCAAACCACGTACTCGGTCATCATGTGCAGTAATCCACATAGCATATTCCACACCCATCTCGGTATAGGTGTCATTCACTGCAGTATTATGACTGTTATGTATCTCGGTCCTTGCTATCCGTTTGGATTCCCATGTGGTTAGTTGGTCGAATCTTCGGTTTAATTCGTTGGCCACATAATCGATTCCTCGGCCACTACGATAACCTTCGAGGAGTATGGTCATTATGGATTGTTCGACACGTGCCATTGTCTGTTGGCTTGCTATGAATATTCGTTCGAACAAATCTTCTTCGGCTCCACGAAGTGTGGCGAATAATGAATATCGTTTATTTAATTTCAACGATGGTTTAATTGATTTGAAACTATAACCTTTACGGGATAATCGCACCAATCTTTGAGCTTCTGCTTGCCCAAGTTTGTACTCTCTTTTATCGTACTTTTGAAGTATATGATAATACTCGGTTGTAGCATCAGTGATTGGTTTCACGATTAATTCAGCTTGACCAACAAGTAAGTTATCATTGTAGACTTCTCTTAACTGGTCCAGTACTTCATCACCGAGTTTGGCAAAGAACCTTGACAATTCTCTCTCTAACTGTCTTTCATTATTACGTGACCTTGCATTACTCAGTTGACTTGCCAGTATCATCTTCTTTACCATTCTCACCACTTCTTAAACTATCTTCTAAACTTGAGAGAATAGTATCAACTTCCAAGTAAGGATTATCCTCAGTATTATTCCAGATTTGCTCCAATGGAACACCATTAATGTACCTTGCATTCAAGTAATAATTATCCTCTTCATCTTCAATATCCAATCCGAACTTGGAACCGAAATTGTCTATAAGGTCACGGATAGTCATCGCCCCCCTTGCAAACAAGAAATCAGCCAATTTAAGGTCATCATTATAATCAATCGGTGCAACATCCTCAATAGTGAATCTCCAACTGGTAACCTCCAATTCCTCACCAATAAGGTTAACCAAGGCTTCACATTCGGCTTTGATAGGTGCAATGGTACCATACTTATAACTGTTACTTGTTTGGTTAGCATTAGTCCCATTCAAATTACCAGCATCATAAATACCCAACCTTGAAGGGTCAACATGATGACTATGAATAACCTCATCCCTTGTATCCTTACGGTATAAACGGAAATGACCCTCTTCAGCCTGAACTGACAATGGAGTTATCTTTAGATCTACATTGCCCTCTTCACCCTCTGAAGGGATGGTGATACAAATGGCTGAATGAGGATTCTTGATAACCTCTTTGATTTGTTCACTAATCCTATAACGAAGAGTCTTGGTTACATCATACTCAGGGTCATCAGGTTCCAAATCATAATCCGCGAAATCACCAGTCACAGTGATAGCGAACTTAGGCATACCATAATTATCAAAGAAACTGTTATTGTAACGGACTGCACTTATGTCTCCCTTGATACTACCTATAGCGGAGATGATTGGTGGACGACCATAATAATCGGTTCCTGGAGCATACTCCATACTCCATAACAATTCATTAGCCTTACGATGTGGTTCAAGGGTATTGTATGGGTGGAATGTACCATCATCAGCATCAATATCACAAAGGTTACCATCATCATCATAATTCTTGCCGTAGATTACAAACCATACTTTTTTACCACTTGAATTGATATGTAAAACTCTTTTCTGGTCAGCATGACGCCTAAGTGTATGTGCAGGTATATGATTCAACCTTACAATATCACTTTTACTGGTGGATTCCCTTATAACCTCAATAGCACCATAACCAATACTACGGCGATCATATACCATCCTTTGCAATTGATGATTAATACTTGGTGTACTGTTCTCCAATACGGCGAGGAACCTTTCTCTTTCAGCATCCACTGGTTCTATTCCCTCAACTGGTTTCAAGGTATAGTTTACACCAGTGGTGTCCACTGCTACTGCTTCGACACAAGCAGCATGATAAGTATACAAGTCAAGTAATTGTACAAGGTAATCGGGATTGTATTTAGGGTCAAGGATATTATAACCCTTCAATTGCTCTTCAGTTGGAGTGTACTTACTACCACTTTGTGGGTCTACATTGGCCTTCATTGCATACTTTGACAATTCCAATGTGTCCACTATGTGGTGTTGGTCCTCCTTGTCTACTGTTACTACGAATGAATCACTATGTTTCATAAATAATCACACATTAATCTTTCTTCTTGGTCTTAACCAATGTTTAGCACTACCTGTGGCAGTGTCCACTATGTCGTCTTCTCCACCATCTGCACCAGTGAAACTCACTAACTGGTCTATGAGTTTATTATTCCAATCTGCCTTAACGAAGTATACTTTGCCATCCTCTGCCAATGCTTCTAAATCAAATGACCTAATGTTTTTAGCCATTCTTACCTTATCGCTACGAATATGGTATCGTTTTAATTCCTTATCTCTTTTAAAGGCATTGATTAAAAGTTTACTTCCTGCTCCAGGCTCTTGTTCTATTTTGATTAGTACACTTCGGCCATCTCTTTTAGCAGTACGTTTAAATATTTTAAGTGTCTCTGAAGATGAGAACTTGCCACTAACAAGGTCAATGAAATAAAGATTGTCACCATCGTAGCCAGTTAATAAACCTGATGTTCCGTCTCCTTCTTTACCACTGGCGGCGAAGTCCCAGTATCTCATCATTGGTAAATCTGATGGTAATTCGGATTTGTCAATTTGTCGGTAAATCTTATTGGTGGTTTCATCCATAAACCAGGAACGTTTGAAGATGTTACCATCACGTTCAATTGGTTGTCCTTGATAAATAGCATTAAACAAGTATGAACCCATTGATTGTTTCTCTGCCATCAACCACTCATAAGACCTTTGCTCTTCCCATAACACTTCACCTATCTCACGACCAAGTAAATCATTAGGCGAATCACAGATAGCAGGAATGTTAAGGTCAAGCCAAACGTTAGGGTCAATAGTACCACCACTACGAAGAATCTCGAAACCTTCTTCGGCACTGATGGTTGGTTCATTCGCTCGGATAATACCATGCAAATCCTTCAAGTGTAACCTTTGTGCTATGACTAGCATTATCGGTGGCAAACCATTGCTTCGTTTCTCTAGTCTTGTCTTTGCAGTTGCCTCGAACCAATCCGCTAGTCTCTGTTGTTTCACTTTACTTTCAGCATCAGCAATATTCTTAATAGGGTCATCCACAATAAACAAACCAGCACCAAAACCCAGTATAGATCCACCAGCACCAACCGCTAACATCTGTCCACGGTAGGGATGGTTGAGCTTGAACTTGTTCTTTGCTTTACTGTCAGTGGATAGTGAGACTTTGTATGGTGATAGGTTTCCATAATAATTTAGAACGTCTTTGACTTGTCCACCGAACTCACTGGCTAATCCTTGACTGTAAGCGGTTAGTATGACTTTATCATTGGGGTAATGGGCTAGGAAATATGAAGCGAAGTTCTTACTGATTAGTGTACTTTTACCATGTCTACTTGGAACTCCTAATAGTATCTTACTGACTTTACCCTGCAAGGCATACCCTAATAGTTCAATGATAAGTACATCGAAGTTTCGTGGTCGCCAGTAACCATTGTTAATGAGTATTGACCATTCGCCTATGCCTCTTGGTCTGCTAGGTAGTTGGCTTATCTCCTCTGCTGTTATCGGCATCTTTATCGCCTATCAATTCCTTCAACATAGCAAGGTCCTGCTCTTGTATCCTTGGGTCATTCATATCAACATTAGCCTCAAGAGTAGTTTTGGTCTCTGCTTCGATTTGTTGCTTCTCTGCAACCACATAAGTTTCAGGGTCTTTAACCTGTAATAAGTATTGATGGGCTAACCAACTACTACTATCAGATATTTTCCTCAAATGAGTTCTCTCATATTTAGCTGCAGCTTTAACCCATCGTATATAAAAATCACGTTTCTTACCAGACCTTGCCTTTTTACCTTGTTGTATCCAATTGTACAAAGTCTTTCTATCAATGCCTACAAGGTCTGCACAAGTCTTTTGAGATAAACCTTCTGAATGCAAGGAACATAACTCCTCACATATTTGTTCATTAAATTTAGTAGCCATTGTGCTTTCCCATTCCCTCTTAAATAGTGGGGAATTATATCATTTTGAAATAAACATTAATTAATATGGTGATGATGGTTAGTCCGACTCCGACCACTGCTAATAGTTGGCTTACTCTGTTGTGGTTGTCTAGTGTTGTTTGTTTCTGTAATGCGAGTTCTGTCTCTATTGCTTTGAGTCTTAACTCTAACTGGTTGTCATCCTTGGTTGACTGAAGCTTTAACTCGTTGAAACCTTCCAATACTTTGTCCAACTTCTTGTCCATCTTATCAATCTTGTCTCTTAATTCATCTATCCTTTGGGTTTCGTAGTCTTGGTGGGTTTTGAGTTGGGTTATGGTGGGTTCCTGTATGCAAGTATGGTCAGTCATATTATCTAGTGTCCTTGG